TACAGCAAGTATTGCAAGGTGAAGCGGCTAGAAGAGTACCAATACTCCAACAATTAGTTGAAGCTAGTGGTGCAGCAACTGGACAAGAAGCAGAACAGATTGCACAGAATATACTTAACACTCAAGGACAAACACAATTACCAAACCCTGGTAACTTTAGTGCAACTAACCAACCTCAAAGATCTCCTGCAACAGAAAGGGCAAGAGTAGAGACGAATATAAGACCTGTAGTTCCAGGTAGTTTAAGAGAACAAGATTTAGTGGGTAGACAGATAGCATCACCTCGTACAGGTAACAGAAGAGTACAAGGTAGAGATCTACCACCAGGACTAGGAGTATAATGGCAAAGAAGAAAAACACACAGATAGATTTAGCTTTTGGAGAATTTGACACAATGGTTGGCAAATTTTTAGAGCAAGCAAATATTTCATTCAAGGATGTTGTGAAACCTGAAATGCCAAAAGAAAAAACTAAAAGAAAGCAAAACCCCTTGAATATGAACAACAACCCATTTAGGATATAAACATGGCACAATTTAGAATAAGACTTTCAGAACCAATATACCCACTAGGTCAAGATTTAACTATTGAAGCAGATAATGCACAAGATGCTTTAGCTCAAGCAAATCAAAGTGCTGCAAGATTTGGTGTTAGTGTGACAGGAGTTCAACCTCTTGATGCCCAAGGTAACCCTTTACCAGCAGGAGATGGACCTTTAGGTAGAGGATCTTTTTCTTACAATATTTTTAGTGAGCTACCAAACCTAGATCCTGGATTATCAGAACAACAAAGACTTGAAAGACAAAGACTTGAACAACAAAGACTTGAAGAAGAGCGAAGGCAAGAAGAGCTTAGGAGAGAAAGAGAAGAGCGAGACAGACTTGAACAAGAAGAGAAAATTGAAAAAGATCCAAATGTGCGTGAATATCTTGAACAAACAAGGCAGGTAAATAATCCAATTTTTGATAGGATTGATCGTTTTACTGGTCAAATGACAAGAAGACTGATTGACCAAAAAGAATCCCCTGGTGGCACAACATATAGACATTACCAATACTCATACGAAAGAGATGGTAGGTCGATTGTAGAAGATGTTTTCATGCTAGTTGATGGTAATGAAGTAAATAGTTTTTCACCAGAAAGATCAGAAACTCCAATTACCGAGGATGCTTACAATAGGAATCCAAATATAACTTCACTGCAACCAAACGATTTGATTGTTACAGGCACAAAAACAGGATTAGTTGTAAATGATATACGAGAAGCGTATGCAAGAAATGCTAACTCTGATAGTGCAAACATTCCTGATTGGTTTAAAAATACTTTAGCACTTAGTGGTTTGCAATTTAGAGAAGACAACGCAGGAGATGATGACCAGCCGTTTTTTACATATAACTTAAGAGGTATACCTCAAGGTGAACAAATAATTGATCCAAGAACTGGTCAAGCACAAACAGAAGGCCCAGGTATTGATCAAACACCTGAAACAGAAACACCTGAAACAGAAACACCTGGTGCAGAAACACCTTTAGCATTAGCAGGAGACGGTACACAGAATGTTCTTGATTCAGATAGAGCTGCTGGAACTCCTATTGCAAGAATCGAAGATGTGCCTGGAGAGTTTCTTGATTTTGATGTAAATGATGCTTTATCAAACTTTTTAGCAACATCACCAGCTTTAGGTATTAATTTACCAGTAGATGCAGATGGTAACAGACGAAACATAACTCCAGATGACTTTCCTGGTTTTCCACCTGAAATATTAGATCCAAACAATTTATTTATAAGGGTTACTGAAACAACATCAATTCCAGATGAAGATGGAAATATGATACCTGCAACTTCAACAAGAGTTGTGCCAAACCCTGCTGTTGAACTTTTACTTGCACAGTACGCTGAAAGAGTAAGAGCATTGACTGATTTACAGGGTTCAGCAGATGATATATTACAGGCACAAGTAAGTGCATCTGGTGGTTTATTTGGAGGACCAACTGGTTCGTTGTCACTTGAGCAGTTAGAAGATCTTGAAAGAGAAACTAGATCAATACAGGCATCTGGTGGTAGATTGGTGCAAGAAAGAGTCTTTGATGCAGAGGGAGAACCAACAGGGCAGTTTAGAGAAGTATTAACACCTCTTGGTCAACAAGAACTTACTCAAGAAGCACTAAGGCAATCTGGTGGATTATTAGGTGGTTTTTACACACCTTTGGATGCTAGTGGTCAACCCCTTGAAGGTGGTGGTCAAAGATTTGTGCAAGGATTTACACCACAACAACTTCTGCAAAGACAAGAAGAAGAAGCAAGAAGAGCAAGACAACAAGAACTTGAAGTGCTTGAAAGACAAAGAGAAGCAGAGTTACAGCTTGCAAGAATAAATCAAGCACCACAAACATTTAGGAATATTGCAGATTTATATTCAAACCCTGCACAGTTAGCTGCAATAGTAGCTTCAGGTGGCTCTCCTCTTCTTAGAGGTCAGTTGCCAGGATCTGTGCCACTACCTCAGACTGCTATGCAAACTGGTGCTATGACACCACAGCAAGCAAGTGCAACACCATTTAATATTACAAATCCAAGTGGAACAGTATTTGATCCAAACTTTGTGCCTGTTGGTGGAAGAACAATAGAAGGTGATCTTAGAAGACAAGAAGCAAACCCTTTTAATGTAAGGGATTTTTCTGGTATTACCGAGGACAGACTTAATAGACTTACTGACATTGAACTTGCAAGAGCACAAGGTGAAGCTGCTGCTCAAGGCATAACACCTAATCAACTTCAGGATATAGCACTAGGAAACACTCCTGGACAAGCAGGAAGTCCTTTGCAAGGTTACTTAGCACCATCAGCATTATTTAGATAGGAGAGAAATGGTAAGTCCTTTTGATCCAAGATTTCAATCACTGCTAAGAGCTAGAGAAACTAGAGAGACAGCAAAAAGAGCACAAGAGATTGCTGAGACTCCGCAGTTTCAAGAGCCAACTACACCTTTAGGTCAAGCTGGTGTACAGAGCTTAGAGCAGAAAAGAAATGTAACACCACTTGTTGTTGAGCCTGAAAAGCCACAAGGTTTGCTTGATAAAACTTTATCAGCGATTAGTTTTACTGGTGATGTTGGTAGTGCATTTGCAGTTCAAGCACTTACTCGTAACCGATTTCTTAGAAAACTAATTGAGTCCAGCCCTGAAACACAAAGACAAAAAGGTGGCATAGGAACAGAAAAGCCTGTTTATGAAACCATATCTCAAAGAAGAAGAGAGTTGCAAAAACAAGGTAACAGTTTTTTATCCAGTACAAGACAGGCTTACAACGAAGCAAAAGCAAATAAAGAGTTTAGAAGAGGTGCAGCGTTTACATCAGAGGTAATGTTTGACCCTCTTACATATCTAGGTATAGGAACAGTAAGTAAGGTTTTTAAAGGTGGTAAAGCTGTTGCAGATACGGCAGCGACTAAAGTAGCAAAGAAAAGAATATCTACAAAACGAGAAACAATAAACAGTATTGACAAGAATGTAGAAGAAACTCTTAGTTCACAAGGTTTAGGCAAGATAACAGAAAATCTAAAAAAAGTACCTTTCGTAGGTGGGTTTGCAGAAAAGTTTACCTCTGCTGTAAGAGGTACAAACTTCACTCTTGATGTTTCTGATCCGATTCAAAGATTAGCAGGTAAGATAAATATACTTAGAGGTAACGCTGAGAGCAGAGTTGCTGCTGCTATGGGTGCATTGGTTCCTGTAGCTGTAAAAAGCACTATTGGGTCTAAATCTTTCTTATCAAGGAAAACTGGCGTTGAAAAATTATTTCAAGTTGATGATGCAGGTATGATGGAAGTAACTTTGAAAAAGTCAGGTGTAGCAGAAGATGCAACAGGCACTAAGATAAACCTTGCAGGTATTACAGAAGAGTTTACGAAAAATAAACAGACTGCTGTTAACTCACCATTTAAAAACACTGAAGGTAAAACATTTATTGGTAATGTATTTGAAAGAGCCTTTCCTGTTGTAAAAGAAGGTGAAAGTCTTGATGATTTTGCTGTTACATATTTTAAAAAACAAGGTAGAACAGATACAGATAATCTTGGGTGGCTCAATTTAGCACCAGATGATTTAAGAAAGTTTACTGCTTATGAAGGCTTATCTGACTCACAGCTTTTATACATGAGAAATGTTTACAAACACATTGACGAGATTGCAGAAGAAATGACTGATGCAGGTGTAGAGTTTGCAAAACTGTCACAAAAATTTCTAACCGAAGATGGAACAGTAAGGAGAAGATCTTACTTTCCAAGACAACTTGTATTCCAGGGGATGGATGAAGCAAGACAAGATGCAATCATAAAACAATCAGGATCTGCAATCCCTAAAAATATAGGCAAGAGAAGAAAAATATTTGACGATGCAGAGTTTGATACTCAGGTAAGAGACCTTGTAGATAAAGGCGAAATCAAAGTTGGTAACAGTGTTGACGGAGTTATTGAAGCGTATACAAGAGCTGCTTTTAAACTTATAGATGATTCAATAGTAGAAAAAGAATTAGCAACTAAAGTTCTTGAAAAAAAAGTAACAGGTTTTGCTATGAAGACAACTCAAAGAGCAAGAGTTTTAAAACAATTAAGGCAAGAATTAAAAAAACCTACGAATAAAAAAGCTAAACTGCAAGAAACACTTAGACTTGCAGGGATGACAAAATTTATTGACAACCTTGATGATGATTCTATTCCAAAAATTATTAAACAAATAGAAAAAATGGAACAGTTAGATTTCGGAAAAAACTATTTCTTCGATGTTGCCGATCAAGATTTCCTAGGAAGAATAGCAGCTCTTGAGGTTACAGAGCCTGCACAGAAATTTAAATCTATTGGTGGTGCACTTGGTAACTTAGGTGACATCATGAGAGTTGGAAGAACTGGGTTTGACTTTGGTTTTTCATTACTACAAGGTTTACCTATACTTGGGCTTGCTACATCAAAATTACTTACTGGTGGAGTTAAAGAAGCTGGTAATCTTTACAAAGCATGGGGTGCATCTACGAAACAAGGTTTTAAGGTACTGTTTCAAAAAGAATCTATGGAAACATTTATGAAAGAAGCAGCCCAAAAGCAAATAACAATTATTGAAGATGGTGTGCCAGTTACAAAAACTTTACTTCAGGCCTATGTAGATAATGGCGGTGCATTAGGTAGAAAAGCAACTGATATTTATGCAGGTCTTGATAATTCAATATTTACAGGAGACAAAGGCAGAATACTTGCAGAAGGTAGAAAGGCACTTACAAATCAAACACTTAGAAGGTTTGAAGACTCATATACTCACGCATCAGATGTTCTTAGACTAAAAGGTTTTGAAGCTATGTATCAAACTGCTAACAAAGCAGATGGCGGATTAAGAGGTCTTACAAATTTTTTAAATAAATCTACAGGTGCACTGAACCCAACAGAAGCAGGTATAAGACCCAGTCAGCAGGCAATAGAAAGAGCCTTTTTATTTTTCTCACCACGATATACAAGAGCAAGTTTTTCTCTATTGGCAGATGCTGCAAGAGGTGGCGTACAAGGACAGGCTGCAAGACAGGCACTTATTGGTACTGCTGCATTTGGTTTAGGAACATATATTGCTATGGCAGAAGCATTAGGTCAGGAAGCTGATCTTGATCCAAGAAGTGGAAGTTTCTTAACTGTAAAAATAGGTGACGACAGAATTGGATTTGGATCTTTCTGGAGAAGTTTTACAAAAGCTGCTGTAAAGATTGGTGACAGTGCAATTACAGATGAAAGTATTTACGAAGAAGGTGTGCTTGGTAATGCAGTTGATTATTTGCAAGGAAGGGGATCACCAGTTACAGGTGTTATCAGAGATATGTGGACAGGCACAAACTTTCTTGGTCAAGAGTTTGAAGATGCAGGTGATGTATCTAAACACCTTGGCACACAGTTCATGCCGTTTTGGTTAGAGAATCTTACCCTAGGTGATCCTTACAGAACTGGTATTGCAGGAACTCTTGGTGAGTTTTCAGGACTTAACGCAAGACCTCAGAGTGTCTGGGATAGAAGAAGAAGCAGAAGAGATACTCTTGCTTTTGATAAATACGGAAGACTTTACGAACAACTAAACAAAGTTGAAAAAGACACAATAAACCAAGATGAAAACATAGTTGAATACACAAAACTTGCAAGAGAAATATCAGATAAAAATAGTGATGATCTTTATGCCCAACAAGAAATTTACTACGATGAAAGAGAAAGAATAAGAAACGAGTACCAAAAAGACTTTGCTGAAGTTTCTGCTGCTGTACAAAATGGTTTGATAAGTATTAGAGACCTAAGAGACAGCGACAAATGGAAGAAACTAAATGCAGAGAGAAGAACAAGATATAAAGATTTTTATGCTAGGCTTGAGCCAGGCGGTGATCTTGCTAAAGTACAAGAATATTTTACAGACATAGGTGAAAAATTTAATGACAATGCACAGATAGAGGATCAAATAGCAGAGATTTACATTGAAACTGTTTTGAACAATGAAGCCTTTGATAAGCCTGAGGGTTACGATTACAGAGCAAAAGAAATCGCTGAAGCAGAGTTTATCAATTTGTACGGAACAGAGATGTATGATTATGCACAAACTTTTTTGAGGTCAGGTAAATCACTTTTGCCTTATGAAGCAGAGTTTTACAATGCAAGAAACCAATTTGAGTTTTATTGGCAAGCAAGCGAACAGGCAGTAATTGAAAGAGAAGATGATCCAGCCTTTGCAGAAGCTGTGCTGAATGATTACCAAGCACTTACTGAATCGCAAAGAGTAACCTTTCTAAGAGAAAATGAAAACGCAAGCCTTGTTAAAAAACTCCAAAAAAGAATATCTAATGTAAAAAAAGAATTAAGAAAGCAAAACCCTGGACTTGATGGATTCTTGTACAGATGGGGTTATACAGACACACTTCTAAGTCGTGACAACAAAGGCCGTGAAGCTATATGGGAAACTACAGGGCACATAGCTCCAGATGTTTATCAAAACGGAATAAGAAAATTTGGAGTTGACGAAACTTTAGTTTAGGTGTTATTTTTATATAAAATGTCCTACGGACAAAAAGTCCGATAGTAGAAGGAGTTACGGCTCATGGCAGACGAAAAAGAAGTTACGGCTTCAGAACAAGAAGAAACTGTTACGGCAGAAGAACAGCAGATAGCTGAACAAGTAAATAATGCTGCAACGACACCAGTAGAAGCTCAAGGGCAAGAACAGGAAGTCAAAGCAGAAGAATCTCTTACACCTGATAAGATAGCGGAAATGACAGCAAAGGCAGCAGCCGAAGCCAGTAGAGAAGCACTTAATTCTTTTCAAGGTAGATTTGCAAATTACACGGCAGGTCAACAGAAAGAGATACAGGAGATGATCGATAAAAGATTGGAGCCTGTTATTAAATTTACTGAGAATGTTGAGAAAGCTCAGGTTGAACAGCTTGATCCAGAACAACAGGTTGAATACTACAAGGCTAAGTTAGAAGAGAAACAGGTAGAACCTGCACCACAAGTGCAAGAAGCTAAGATGTCTCCACAACAAGAAGTTCTTGCAGAAACAACCAGACAGATGATTCAAGACTCTGGTTTAAACATAGCAGAGACTGATGAAAAGGTTTGGAAAGGGTGGAATCAAAATATGTCTACAGCACAGTTAATAAGACTTGCTCAAAAAAATATAGACGAAATGGCGAAACCACAACAACCTGCTAATCAAGCAACACAACAAGAGCCTGCTCCTCAGACTCAGCCACCACCGAGTACGAGCTCTGCTCCGAAAGCTGGAAGTAGCAGAGTTTCAACTTTATCCGATTTATCTCAAATGATGGCTTCAGGCCAAATAGATGCTACACAGTATCGTGCAGCAAAAAGTGAAATAAAAAATAAAGGTTACGCAAACCTATAAAGAAGGATAAATAATGGCAACAGGATTGACTTTATCGTCAAGTTCTAGTCTATCAGATCAATCTAGCATTGTGATCGCAGCAGCGATTGCTAACATTGAACCTGCTGGTCCTACAAACCAGTTGGTGTCTAGGTATGATATTCCTCAAGGTTCTAAACAAGTTAACATCCCTATCTGGGGTAGAAACGATGCAGCAGCTTTATCAGAAGGTGTGGACATAACAACTCCTCAACAATTATCTGTAACAGTGACTAGCATAACTTCTTCTGAACACGGAATACTTACATTCGTATCTGACAGACTAACTAGACAAAATAACGAAGACATACTTTCTCATGTTGGAGATGTACAAGGTGGAGCTTTAGGTAGATTACTTGAAGACGACCTTATCACTCTATTCGATGGTTTTTCAAACTCTATCGGAAGTGCAGGAAGTAACTTAACTTACAGAGATATTGCAGGTGCAGTATCTTTCTTAAAAACTGACAACAACTCATCTTTTGGTATGGCTCCTGGTACACCAAATGCAGTAATGCACCCAGAACACATCAGAAGATTTGTACAAGAAGTATCATCTATCCAAGCAGGTGGTTCAGGTATGGCTGCTCAACCAATTCCAGAAGGAATTACAGCAGAAGTTATTCAGAACTACTTCCGAGGTAACGAAAGAGCTTTCGGTGTTCCAGTATACCAATCAGGTGTAATTGGAAGAGACAGCTCTGGAGACGCTAAGGGTGCTATCTTCGTTCCACAGGCTTTAGCTTTGGCTATGGCTCACGAAATGGAAGCTGAAGAAGAAAGAGATGCTTCATTAAGAGGTACAGAAATGGTAATGGTTGGTGAATGGGGAGAAGCTGAAGTAGCTGACCCTTGGGGTGTTGAAATGCTAGGTGCGGCAGACGCACTATAGGAGACTGAATGACTACTGAGCAAGATTATTATGTAAAGAAGATTGAGAATAATGACGATCATCTATACACAACTATCTTTGATTCTATAAGTGGAGATCCCTTCAAGGTAAAAACCGACAGGGTTGGTCACTACTTATCTAAGATGAAAAGACAATCAAAGCTCAGTGGTGAAAATTTAGTTTTCACTGGCAAATGGATACCAGCATTTGTCAAAACAGAAAAAGAAATAATTGGTTCTCCGTCTTCCAGTTTGACTGAAAGGGTTGCTCCTTTGGGTCAAGTTAAAGCTGGGAAACGCAGAAGAGGTAGGAGAGGTAGAAAGAAATGACTACTACAGTTCAATTAGACAGATGGAATACGATTGTTAAAGAAATCAAATTTGACAACAAGTGGAACGAAACTCTTAAGAATTATCTGAAAGAGCAGAAGTTAGACGAGTTGCCAACTCCTGAGTGGACAGAGAACGATCCTACCATGGCTTACATATACCTGCCTACAAGAGACCTTAAAGGTAATCTTGTTAGGATGGACAAAACCAAAGTCAGGATGTTTCCAGAGAGCATCGTTGGGTATCTTGAGAAAGGCGGACTGATGGAGCTCCCTAAAAAGGTTGAAGCACCTCAGAGATCGCAGAAGAAAGAGCAGCTCCCCAAGATGGAAACGGAGAAACCAACACTTGATAAAAAACTTGAAAATAAAATAGGAGACCTAAAAGATGAGTAACACTATGGGTAACAAGTATGAATCATCCAATGCAGAGACTCTATCTGGAGCTAAGAGCTTAGCCGTTACAGATGCTAAATTTCAATTCTTAGACCCAGGAGGTTCTGCAAGAAATGTAGATCTGCCTGACATGAGAACTCTTACTACAGACATCAACTCTGAAGGTACGGGTGATGCAGGTACAGACAGATACGCAGACACTCAAGGTGGATTCTTTGTAATCAGCAACACTGCTGATGCAGCAGAAGTAATCACTGTGAGAGGATGGAATGGTTCATCTACTACAGGTACAATTATGACTCCAACCCAAAATGAAACAGCAGTCTGCTACTGGACTGGTGCGACTAACGGATGGATCGGCATAGCTGGATCTGACGCATAATAAATGAATAGTTGTGGTGAGGGTCTGAGTTAAAGTTACGGAAATTTAATTCCCTTGACCCTCACTGCATGAGGAGAAAATATGGCATTAGGAAGCGAAGTCAATAAAACAGTTGCAGGTACAGCAGTATCTTTGACTGTTCCAGATGGTACGAACTATGCAGTTATGAGTATTGAAACAGCAGCAATCAGAGTAAGGCACGATGGTACAGCACCAACAGGAACAAATGGAGTTCTCGTATCAAACGGAGAATTTTTAGAAATTTACGGAGAAGACACTTTAGACCAAATACAGTTAATCAGAGACACAAGCACAAGTGCAGTTGTCAATGTAGCTTATGGTGTAGACAGCAGTGGTCTTCACGGCATTAGAATTAGTAAATAATGGGAAAGTATACTAAGTCTAACAATAATAATATTTTTAGAGATAAACCTGAGATTGCCGTCTCAGAACATACTGTTGAAAAAGATGGTAAAAAAATGAAGATGGTAATCCCTGAAGGTAAGATTGGATATGGAGATGTTGAGTCACACGCACAGATTGCAGGTGACTTAGCAAACAAACATTCTGGAGACACCAAAGCAGGAGAAAGGGTTTATGAGGAAGTTCGGAAACAGAGAGAAGAAGATAACGGATCTTCTGTAGAAGAACATAAACTTAAGATGGCTGTAAATAAAATGGCAAGCAGAATGCCTGTAATGCAGCAGTTTAAGATTGTAGATAACACTGGTCAGCATATTGCAACCGATTATCTATTTATGAAAACAGAACAAAGTGGCCTTACTAGACCTCTCAAGATAAGAGTGGATCGTGATGGTCGCACATCGGAGATACCTGTATAGTGGCAACAACAACACTTGATAATTTATTACCACAGTTTGGTAGAGCTATTGGAGCCTTTATTGGTTCTTTTACTACTACGACTGCTATTGCAGCAAACACATCAGTAGTATCTACGGAACTTACTGATTCTGGTTTTAACAATGATGATGCACTAAATGACACATTTATAAAGATAACAAGTGCTAACAATGATGACACTGTAAGGCGTGTAACGGACTATACAGCGAGTTCTGGCACAATCACTGTATCAGGTACTGCTTTGACATCAGATAGCAGCACACAGGCTACATTTGAGATTTACAGATATGACCCTGATCAACTAAGAGATTCTCTTAATGATGCAAGGTTCAATGTATTTCCAAGACTATACAAAGAAATAAACGACAGAACTTTATGCCTGGCAGACACACAGAACAAGTATGCAAGGCCTTCATCTATTGCACCAGGATATGTAAGACAGATATATGAAGAGTCAAGAATAGATGCTCAAAGTTACGGAAACAATATTGTAAACACACTAAACTGTGACTTTGAAACATGGACAGACTCAACTACACCTGCTGACTGGGTAAACTCAAACTTTACAAGTATTACTCAAGAACAAGAAACTACATCACCAGATAACTACATGGTGTTTGCGGGCTCTAATTCAGCACAGTTTCAAGTACAGGCAAGTGCGGTTAACACAGCTTTACTTACAGTACCTAGCGGAACTAATTACAAAGGTGAAGAAATAAATGTAGGTATATGGGTATATTCTAAAACTGCAAGCAGAATATCTGCTGCAATACAGATTGATTCAGATTCCATATCAACAGGAACTACCCACTCTGGAGGTGGATGGGAAAGACTTACCCACACACTAGATGCAAAAGACTTAGACACAAGTATAAAAGTTGGTCTTCATGTAACAAGTGACTCTGATGCTTTCGTTTTCTATGCAGACGAAATGGTAGCAACAGCAGGACAAAGTGAAGTACCTAGTTTACTTGGAGCTCCTTTGCTTGACTGGAGAGAAGAAGGCGACACCATAGTTATAAAAAGTTCTATCTCTAATAGTGATAGAAGTCTGCATGTCAGAGGAATGGGTTTGCTTTCTTCCGTGTCCTCTGGCTCAGACACAATGGAAATAGACCAACAACAAGCAAGATTATTAATAAATCAAGCAGCAGCATTGTGGTTTCAACAAGACATAGATCAACTAGACATAGCAGATTTAAATGCTGCACAGAGAAGACAGACACACTTTCAGAACCTTGTAAACCAAGGTCATGGTGGTATGGCACCTTTAGCTTTGAAGAAAGGTGTTGTAAGCAGTCTTAACGGAGGTTACTAATGTCAACAGCTCCGTATAGTTCAGATATTGTATTAAGCAAAACAGATGGTTCTACTAATAAAGTAGGGCTCAAACTATATAGAGATGCACCGAATGTGCCTGGAGGATGGAGAATAGATCATGTGTCACCTGCACCTCCAAGACAGGTAAGCGACTCAGCAAACTACCAGCAGCAATCTCCTGACATAGGATTGGTTCTTGATCAAGACTCTTGGCATAGAGGATTTGGTGCATCAACAATATCTAGGTTCGGAACTGCAACAGAAGCAAACAGGGCAAGAGCAAGGTACGGATACTCAGATGGTGTTCTTGGTATGTTTAGAGGTGAACTTGTACTTGGATACCTGCAAGATGAAACTGACATATTGATAAGAAACGGAAGATTTGAACAGGTTGCAAGTGATAGTTCTTTTGATTTAACAGATTATGCAACTAACAATGCTACCCTTACATCTCAAACAACTTATGTAAAAAATGGTAACCGAGGTGGTCAGATAACAGCGACTGCAAATGGTGGATACATAGAGCAAACTATAAACAGTCCGACATTATTTCAAAGTAAAAAAGTTTTTGCTCATGTATATTTACGAAGAATATCTGGTTCAGGTAATGCAAAGATACAGATTGTAGACTCTGCTGCTACTGCATCAGGTGATGAAATAACAAGCACATCAGCTTTTGCTGCATCTCAAACCAACATAACTGTTAACGGAAGTGCATCAAGTCTAAAAGTAAGAATAACTTTGTCTACAAGTGGAGATGTTTTTGCCATTGATGATTTAGCATTTTTTCCAGAAGGTGGCACAACATGGACAGAACCACAAGAGTTTAGCAGTAATATTTACGCAGCTTGTGGTAGAGCAATCTATAAATGGGATGACACAGATGAATTATGGAACGCAGTATATGTAGACGGATCTTTCGCAATCACAGACTTAATAAGTTTTGATGGTGCTTTATATGCAGGTAGAGGTACAAGTGCAAACTATTTAAGAAGCACCGATGGCACTACATGGTCAAATCCCTCTACAAACAGTGGGAACGGAAGACTTGCTGAGTTTTTTGCAAGAGCTCGTAATGCCAGTGGTGATTTAGCTCTATTTAAGAGCAGAGCAAACCAAATATCCGTATCAACAGATCCATCAGACACTGCTAATTTTGGCAGTGAAATCAAATGTGGTGACTCAGATAGAGACATTACAAATTTATTTTCAGCTAATGACAGGTTGTATGTAGGAAGAGAAGATGGTCTCTTTCAGTATTCAAGAAGTGCAAACAAGTTTCTTGATTTACAACCAGAAGCAAACCTTTTTCCAGACGATTCAAACTTTAAATCTGCACAAGGTAGATCGGGTGCAATATTTGCTGGTGGTGGTGACCAAGCATTTTTTAGAATTGATGTTGGAAACTTTGATGGATCTTATGTATTTACAGATCTATCGTATATATTTAAGGCTCCTGCGTTCAGAGGATTCGGTGGAAGAGTAACAGCTCTAACGCAAGATAGAAATAACCTCTTTGTCGCACTAGCAGATGATTTAGCATCTGAGAGTTCAGGTTTCCCGTACACTTTCCCTTATTCTTTCTCAGGAGCCAACCTATCAAGAACAGTCAAACTTCTATCTGTAAGAACACAACAAGAAGAACCTGGTAGTCGATCAGAAGATGTACCTCATACTATTGCAAGTTTTGATGTATCAGATATAAACGCTATGGGTAAATTCAAAGGTTCGGAAAGAACAAGCCTATTTGTACTTGGTAATCTTATTAACGATGATTCTACTGATAGCAGTAATAATAGAGAGCCTAGAGCTTTTAGAATTAGGATGCCAATAAGAAACGAAAACCCTGCACTTAACTCTGTAATTGAACACAGACTTACTGGGGATTTTTATACACCTTATGTAAACTTTAACTATCCTGACATAAATAAATCAGCGATAAAGCTAACACTTACAGGCTCAAACTTGTCAGCAAGTAAAAATGTACAAGTATTTTATAAAGTAGACGATGACACGGACAATGACAATATAGGTTGGAATACATTTGGAGACGGAACAATTACATCTACAGGCCAAACTCTTGTAGGTGATTTTGCATCTGCATTGATTAACTTTGACAGAATTAGATTTAAGCTTGTATTTACAACAGATGATATTGCGGTATCACCAAGAATAAACTCACTTGTATTTCACGCTGCATGGAATCCAATCGATTACAGAAGATGGACAGCAGTTATTAAATTATCAGATAAAAGGTCAATGCAACTAAGAAGAGTAAGGTCTAGTTCTGTATTATCAACAGATGTTTCTACATTAGAAACTTTAAGAAAAGAGCCTTTTATAAAACTACAAGATCCAGACGGATCATCACATTTTGTAAATCTTAAGTATCAGGATGCTATGACATCCTCCAGGGTGTATGCAACAAGAGGGGTTGCACCAGATCAAACAAGATTGATAACATTAGAAATGACGGAGGTCAAAACAACATGAGTAATGAGTTTCAACATAAATCGGTAGGAAGTCAGATGACTCAGACCGAGTACGAGCATACTGACGGAACAGGACACATATTTGATAGCCAAGCTACAGGAGACATACCTTATGCTGATTCTTCTACAGTCATAAAAAGACTTGGAATAGGAAGTTCAGGACAGGTACTAGAAGTAAGTAGTGGTAAGCCAGCCTGGACAGCAGCAATTACAGGTGCTACATCAATATTAAACACATCATTAGTAATTGGTAGAGATGCAGACAATGACATTGACTTTGCAACTGACAATAATATTATTTTTAGAGCAGCAGGTGCTGACCAAATTAAGTTAATAGACGGAGCTCTAGCACCAGTAACAGACAACGATGTTGATTTAGGAACAAGCTCATTAGAATTTAAAGATGCTTTCTTTGATGGCACAGTAACCTCCGATGCTTTTGCAGGTCCTCTAACAGGAGATGTTACAGGAGATGTAACTGGTAACGCAGATACAGCAACAGCTTTGGCTACAGGTAGAACTATTGGTATGACAGGTGATGTCGTATGGACATCTGCATCATTTACAGGTGCAGGAAATGTTACAGGTTCTTCAACAATACAAGCAGATGCTGTTGAGTCAGGAATGTTAAACGACAATATTATTTCAGGTCAAACAGAAATTACTTCAGGTTTAGCAGATGCAGATGAATTATTATATTCAGATGGTGGAGTCCTTAAAAGAGTAGGACTAGACACTTTGTCAACCAAGATTTTAACTGGTAATGCTGCATCAGCAACAATACTAGCAACAGCTAGAGCAATTAATGGTGTTGACTTTGATGGTTCAGCAGCAATAACTGTGACAGCAGCAGGTTCAACTCTTAGTGATACAGTTCCTGTAAGTAAAGGTGGTACAAACGCAACATCTTTAGCAGACAAAGCTGTATTAATTACACAAGATTCTGGCACAGACACAGTTGCAGCAGCAGCGATGTCTACAAATGGACAACTTCTTATTGGTGGTACAAGTGGCCCAGCAGTAGCAACTCTTACAGCAGGTACTGGTATAAGCATTTCAAATTCTGATGGTGGCATAACAGTAACAAATAGCTCTCCAAGTGCAGCAACAGCATTAGACGATATAGCAGTAGGAGATTCAGCATCTACACTAGCTACATCAGCAGGTGACATTACTATTGATGCACAAGGTAATGACACTGACATTATATTTAAAGGTACTGATGGTAGTGCAGATACTACATTCCTTACACTAGATGGTAGTGATGCTGGTAAAGCATTGTTTAATGCAGATGTACAAGTTGGTAATGATTTATTCTTAAATACAGATTCATCTGTTATAAACATGGGTGCAGGTAATGATGTTACATTTACACATGATGGCACAACTGGACTAACAATAGCCGCTAATCCAATTACATTAGATTCTGGTGCAGATATAACATTTGATGCAGCAGGTAATGATTTTAGTTTCCAATCTGGTGGTACAGAAGTATTAAAGATAACTAACTCAGCTAGTGATGTAATTATAAAACCAGTTGTTGACGAAAAAGATATTATCTTCCAACAAAGAGATGGTACTGAAGTAGCAAGAGTAGAAGACAATGGAACATTTAATATAGTAACTGACAAGTTAGCAATCAATGGAACAGCAGTTACATCAACAGCAGCAGAACTTAACTTACTTGATGGTGGTACATCAGTTGGTGGTTCTATTACAGTTGTAGATGCTGATGGATTCGTTGTAAATGATGGTGGAACAATGAAAACCATTCCTGCATCAGATGTAAAGACTTACGCTGGTGGAGGTAGTGGTGGTGCTTATTCCCTTGTATCTAGCACTAACTTTGGTGCAAGTAGCACTATGACACATGCATTTTCAAATGTATTTACAGAAGAAAATGCAAACTACAGAATATATCTCCAGATGGGTCAATACAACCAAAGTGGTACTCCATTTCCATATCTAAGATTGTATACAGATACAGGAACAACTGAAGGTTCAACTGTTAGATATCATGGTAGAAGTGTTGGTTCAGGTGGTGTGTCTACAGAAACTAATTTAGGAACAGGAAATAGCACTGGTGCTTCTGGTGATGAATGGTCAATGATAGTTGCAACTGATACTAATGCTGGTGTGATTCAAGGTGATGACTTTCCAGCTTATCATGCAGTTATAGATATATTTAATGCTAGGCATACAACTGGAACTAGCCAAACAACAAATAGAGATAGAGTAACTTCTATTTCATGTCATGGTGGTTATATGGATATGGCAGGATACTTTAAACAATTTAGTTTTGAACTTCACATGGATGAAGCACAAGAATTATTTGGTTTCGGTATACATACATCAAAATACTATCCTGACTCTGATGGTGCTTTAGGTACAAACCTGCATGGTTCAAATAATCCTACTGAAGGTATGGCAGGGCAATTTGATTTATATAAAATAAGCGTTACATAGGAGATATTATGGCTACATGGAAAGATACAGATGGTTTTACAGATGCACAAGTCGCTGTGTTAAATAATTTAAGTGATTCAAGATATAACAATGATATTTATAATTGGTCAAATGGATACTTTCAATCAACCCTTGTTGATACTGATGTAGAAAATTTAAGAGCGATGGTAAATATTACAAATTATCAATTAGTAAGTGTTAATCCATCTGTTTTACAAAGCACTTTAAATGTTACATACGATAGTGCTAGTGATTATACAGACCAAGAAAAATCTTGGATTGCAGGTTGGAAATTTAATAATGTAGGAAAAATAGGTTTTGCAATAGCAAGGGCTAAAAGATTATCAGCACTTTCCTATGCAGACCAAACTATTATAGACTTGTTGGGAGAATCACTATAAAAGGAGATAAATGAATACCGAACAAGATTTATTAACATTAATACAAACTAGAAATCAAAGAATAGCAGAGTTAGAACTGAAAGTCTTGGATTTAGATAGAGAAAATAAGGAGCTAAAAAATGCCTTACCACACAACCAAAAAGAAAATGGGAAAGGGAATGAAGAAGAAGAAAAACGGAATGAGAAAAAAGAAAAAGAAGTAAATGGCAAGTAAAGCTAAGAAAAAAAGTATTACTGTCAAAGGTGTTAGTCTAACGGGCCTTACTCCCAGGCAACAGACTGCTATGAAAAAACATGGCAAACACCACACAGCAAAGCATCTTAGAGACATGAAGAAAAGAATGTCTAAGGGTACTTCGTTTACAGCAGCCCATAAACAATCGCAGAAAGCAGTAGGAAGATGAAACTATTTACATCCTTGTTACCTTTGATGCCACAACCATACAAGAATATCGTAAAGTTCTTCTTAGCTACACTTAAAAATGTAGATGAGAAAGAAGAGCTTGTAAGAATAGGAAACCTATTCGCAGATATACTGGAAGATGGAAAGGTTACTCCTCAAGAGTGGCTTACATTAGCAGGAAAAAATGGATTAGGTATACTAAAAGGTAATGGCAAGTAAAACTAAAAAAAAGAAAAAACGAAAGTTCGCATCAGTTCCCAAGACAAAGGGAGGTGTGCCAAAGAAGTATGTTAGGGGTGCAAAGAACCCTAAGGCTAGAGAAGCGGAGATCAAAAGAACTGCAAGACTCTACCGACAAGGCAAACTTACTAAGGCCATGATGGACAAAATAAGTAAACAAAGGAGTAGAGGATAATGGCAGCAGGAAGATATAAAAGCATATCAGGTGCAAGCAGATTCTCTAAGTCTACTCTTGATAAGGTATATAAAAGAGGACTTGGTGCATACTATTCATCTGGTAGTAGACCAAAGGTTTCAGCTCACCAGTGGGCTATGGGAAGAGTAAAGTCTTTCGTAAGCGGTAAAGGTGGTGCAAGAAAAGCTGATTCAGATCTTCTTAGAGGTGGTAAAAAGAAAAAAACTACAACTAAGAGGAAGAAGAAATAATGCCAAGAAAGAAGTTTCAAAATCCTAAAGGTGGTCTTAATGCAGCAGGTCGTGCATTTTTTAAAAGGACTGAGGGGTCAAACCTCAAGAGACCACTAAAGAAAGGTACATCACCAAGGAGAGTTAGTTTTGCTGCACGATTTGGTGGTATGGCAGGGCCTATGAAAGACAAGAAAGGTAGACCTACCAGGTTAGCTCTTGCACTTAGAGCTTGGGGATTTCGTAGTAAAGAATCTGCTAGAAACTTTGCAAAGAAACATAAAAAGAAAAAGTGAGGAACTATGCCAAAACCAAAAGGTAAAAAGAAATACAGTAAAGCACAGATGAAGATAGCTAGAGTTGCACCTCCAAGAAACAAGATTACAGGTGCAGACTTCAAGAAACTTAGAAAGAAGAAAAAGAAATGATGGGAAAACTAAGACCACAGATATTTTTAGCAATCATTGTTCTAGGTATATTGTCATGCCTAGGAATTTTTTATGAATATAATGAAATTGCTACAGGATGTGTAGGAGGAATTATAGGATTGGGATTTAAAGTGTTAGAATCAGAAGAGTGAGTAAAAAGAAAGCGAAAAAAAAATTAATAACCTCAAGTGTTTTGCTTGGCCTGTGTTTAGCAGGAATGATAATTATAGGAGAATTGAACGCAAGATGAAGATTCCAAAATTAAAAGTTAATGTACCATTTAGAAAAATTGGCAGTTATATATTAGCCACAATAACTATGATTACTGTAGCTTTAGGATCTATTGGTCTTGCAGTTACGCTTTCTAATCCAGTTAATTTGTGGTGGTCAATTACTCCCATAAAAACACCTTTTGGGATTGTTGGTTATACGATTGGTGTTGAGTACCTAGAACTTCTACAGTCATACTATTGGTACGGAATTGCTGTATCAGCGAGTTTAATTTTATTTGGATACGCAATACATATTCGTAGCTTAAAGTCGTTGTATGAGGGAATTAAGGCTACTCCTAGGGCTTTATTATATTCTCCAGTAACACTTTACAGAGAACTTGTAGAGTTTAGGGATTGGTTATTTGAAAAGATTGAATATTTAAATAGTGAGTCCGCTAAGTGGAGAAGATTTTTCAATGTTTTGAAATCACCATATTCTCTGTTAAGATCCTTCGGACTATCCCCGCAGCTTGCCATAGCTCTACTAGGAATAGGTACAGCTTCTGGAGCAGCAGTTGGGGTGGCAGAGGTTATTGAACAGAGAAGTTTCTCTAATGGTGATGCTGGTATTTATTCAGCACCAGGAGAACTGCCTGATGAAGAACTAGAAAAAAGAATGGCATGGAGAAAAGATAATCCCTCAGATAATACACTTAGAATTGTAGTAGGCAATACGGCAGTTGAAACAATCTCAATAACAGATGTGTCTATAAATAATTACACTAATTCAACACTTCCTAGTGGTAAGACAGAAGCCTTATTGATTGACGGAAAGACAGTCGGAATAGACATAGGAGAACTGATGTTTGATAGAGTAACTTGCAAATCTTTAACTGTATCCAATGTCAAGGCACACAAGATAGTGATCAACGATAATATAAGTGATGGTCAGTCTATTGCTCAAACAGCAGGTACTCAGCGTGATTTAAGAATATCAGGTGGTTACGATATGGCTAAGGAATTAATTACGACTGGATCTAGATTTGACCGACTGTGGCTTGATACTGATACTGCAACAACAACACCTAAAGTAAACAAACTAATTCTTTCTAACATTGTTACGAAAGGTGGAACTTGCGAACTTAAGAATTTAAACTTGGGCTTATTAACTATACAGTACGGAACATTTGGCCATGATCAAAACTTTGCTACTAAAGAATTTGTAGTTGCTACAACAACAAACGCAACTCTTTGGGAAGTGTCAGACAACATCGAAGTCTTACTAACCGAACCTGCAACTCAGTAATGCCACTCTACGACTACATCTGTAAAAACGATAAGTGCAGCCAAGATACCTTTGAGGTTATCACTAACTACGAAGAAAGAATCCAAAGGTGTCCAGTATGCAAAGAGAAGACAATAGAACGAAAGAAGTTTTATCAATTTGATTTTAGGATGTAGGGCCTAGTTATAGTCCAGGCCCAAGACTTAGTTATTTAGTTAAGTCTGAAACCACACTCTGGGCATGACTGCACCACATTCGGTTCAATCATAGGTTGTGGCATCGTAGGCGTATAGTTTCCATACGCAACATTAGTTGATTGAGTAATATTATTATCAGTCAATCTTTTTAAAGTTGCTTGGTCGTAAGTTCCTCGTTGTGTAATGTCCATTCCATCTTCTTGTGCTTTTATATTTGCACTGATGTTTTGAGACCACAACAACGAGTTAGGTCTAACAGTGTTGTGAATCTTGGAAAGAGCAGTTACATCCTTGATGTAGGACATACTTTCTTTCTCAAAATTAGCACCTTGGTCTTCCTCATCAACAAGCATTACACCATCCAATGCAGATGCTTCGTTGACTAGACCAATCAATTTCATGATGTAGTTTCTAGCCACCAAGTCTCTGCTCATGGACAAAGGTATCTTTTGATGAACATTCAAAGAATACTTGAATTGAGTATCTTCAAGAGTCATCACTGGAATACCTAGTTCATAAAGCCATGGTGTCGCTGCTTCAAAGATTTCTACCTTTGTTTTCCTTTGTAGGTTTTTCATGGCGTTAATTCCATCAATCTCCTGCAAGACTGGAGTTGGCATTGTTACTTCAACACTGTGCTTTGACTGAGGTCTTGGAATAATCTCACCATTGACGACATAACTTATGCCTTCTGGCGGTATAACATTACTCAGCATTTCCACAGCAGTTTCAAAGTCTCCTTTAACCATAGGCAGCACAGCTTCAACTGTTGTGCCTTTGTGATAGTTAGGATCTTTGTGCTTGGTAGTATTCCTCACTCCATCTTTAAAAGTAACGGTGTAATTCCTGGTCTTAATCACAGCTTCCTTTGAAACAGCAATAAGTTGTTTCTCACCTGCATTAAACCTGCCTGCAACAGTAGGGTCGTTTCTCTTTTCAGTAGTCCTAAAGAGTGTGTAGATGTCGGTTGGGTCTTTGAAGCCACCACCATCATCTTGAACCTTAAGTTGTGCAGGCCTGTTGCCATCTTTTGTAAGTTCTACAATACAAGAACTTGGAGAATCAGCACCTTCAACATATCCTAAAAATTCATCGAATACATTGGTTACTAATTCAACTGTGTGTCTCCATGCAGGAACAGAACCAAAGAGTTCTCTAAGACCTTTGATGTCAACCTCAAATGCTGACTTGTTTTTATTTACGACTTTCTTAGTCATTTCTACCTCCGTAGATTGTTTGTTTTGAGATTAAAAAATTAAAATCTCTACAACCAATTATATACTAATGCAGTCCATTGTCAATACATAACACCCCAAAATAAAGGGTAAAAACATGGACTATTTGGGGTTTACCTGTTCTTTTTTTCACAGGTCAGGGGTGTTTTAGGTTTGAGCAATTTTTGTACAAGTAAAAAAACAATCGTAACAAAAATATTTATTTGTTATAAATGTTTG